CTGATTTTCTTTCGATACTTGCGTCCCTATCAAGAGCAACTCCAAATCGAACTTTACGTTTTGCTTCATAAGGAAGTGTTATTGTCAAGAAATACATGTCTGAATATTTGAACATCAGTTCTCGAATCATTTCATCCATATCTGCGACATTTGTAGTCATTACAGTAACATGATATCCAAGATGAATTGGAATTATTTTTTCGTGATACAAATAATTAGAAGTGGGATCTATAACAGCAGCCACACCTCTATGTGTCCATGTGAAGTTTGATCGAGATGTATCAATAGAAGTATCTGAATCTCTAGCAACGGCTACAAGTGGAAACTGAATATCATCGTTTTGCAACTGAGCTGCAAGTCCTATTATCTGATCAGGCTCGACTATCTTAACAACAGGATTAGAAAGAGCATCTGGATTAAAAGATTTTCTTAGATCATCGCAAAATGATTTATCATATACATATATCATTTCCCGTCCTCCTGAGTAGTATGATAGTGTCCTCTATAATCAGTCTGCGGTTTCAAAAAATAATTAGAACTATTAAATTTCTTCTCTATTTCTTTATCTGTTTGCCCTACAGGTTTCTTGTCATATACGGGAACAACTTGGCATACTAAATGATCAGGGGCAACCATGTCGTATGTAATTTCAGTCACTCTGAAAAGTCTATCAGGGAGTTCACTATATTTACCAGCTATTCTGAACAACGAATCTTTCTGAACATAAGGGAGATTGAAGCTGCAATGAATAAGAAACGGAAGATTTTTATCATTTTCAACAACCCATCCATAGCGTTTGAACGTTTTTATCTTAGGATTTCCATCAAAGAAAATATGCGTTTCTATAAAATCAGAGTAGCCATCAACAACAGATTCACCTTGATCATTACTAGCAGCAAGATTTGGATATTGATATGTAACAGGTATTCCACGCATCTGTAAAGCTTCATCATATCGAGCGCGCATCAGCTTTATATCTTCACCAATTAAGTTTATGGACATCAATGTCACCTCATATACTATAGGAATAATCGGGACGTATGCTAGAATTATCTCGAATTATATCATCGATGTTAGCTACAAAATCAAGCCAAGACCAATCATAATGCTGAGTCTCAGATATCTCTGAAATATTGATAGCTGTTCCATGATACAATGCATACTCTAACTCTTTCTTACGGATCAAGTATTTGTTGTCCAACCATTGCGGATTTGACTCGATCTTAAAAGCTATGACGATTGTTTTTCTGTCTGTTTCAGATCCCTTAACTGATTCTATTGAAACTCTGCGCAGTTTATCAAAGTGCAGATCTCTTAAGGTCATTAAATACTGTATCTGTTGTCCAGACAGATTAGAATGCTGCGCAACCGTAACATAAAATCCGAACTTAGCTATCTCATTCAAAATAGTAGCAGGCGTTATTGCATCTTCAGTATGCACATAATCTGGAACAACTATGTCTCCAGACGGATCTATTATCGTTGCAAATAAAGTTCCAAAATCTGTGTGCACAACTGCAATTCGTAGGCCACGCAACTTATCATTTTGAATAAAGTTTGTAACTTCGATACGCAGATCTCTGCTAGCATTTGATTTGCAATTTACAAGTTGCGTCCAATTTGATATTCGATATCTAAGAGGCAACTGATTCATTGATATCACCTCTACATTCTCTTACATATTGTTTTAACTCTAGCTGAAATGCTTCGAGTAACTTAAGATTGACGTCAGGATATTCTGAAAAATATCGTGCGATCATATCTATCTTTAGTTTAAAATACAGTATACGTTTATCTGCATCAGATATCTCCGGATGTCGTTCTGCAAATATAAAGTATCGAGTTACTACAGACGAAAACGCCTTATGAACAGTTGCATCATCTTTAGAAAGATCAGCACGCTCTATAGTTTTAAAATTTGTGCTGTTATAGTTCTTTAGATCATGGAAAAATAAGCGTGTAAGCTCTAAACTAGATAGCACCTTGATCACCACCTTCACTAGAACTCAAGTCAATATCCCAACTCATTGCATCTGCACCCATCTGAGGAAATACTTCTGTTAATATTTCAGTCAATGCTTTATGATAAGATTCCTCATCTTTCATACCCATTTCTTTCATCAGAGCTACAAGCGCAGTAGCTTGATTGAGTGCTGCATCTCGTTTATCAAATTGAACAGTTGACTGCACTGTAAGTATTGGATTCATATGAAGCTGGAATTTATCAATAAATCCTGACATATTTCGCATCTGGAAGTAATTATTCAAACCTGATCTCCAGCCTTCCATGTATGCAGTTTCAAGTCTCTGTAACTTGTTAGCATATACAATAGAACGTTGAGATAAAACAGCTCCGGCACCTCCTAGACCTTCATTCGACGAGTAGTTCAAATTTTCTTTAGGTACGCCTAATACCGAAAGCTTTTTATTTTCATAGTGTTCGAGTAACTTGTATTCGGCTTCTGTAGCTTCTGCCATGTTGAGGTCTGTTATCTCAATCGGAACTGTGCCATTAACTTTCGGTAAATAAATCAAATTGTTAGGACTTTGCGGATTTACAAAGCTTTGAACATCTCCTGTTTGTGTATTGAGAGAAAGTTGCTGCTCAACAGAATCTTTTAGCTGCTGTAAATTATCTCGAATCTCATCTTCTTCAGTACCTGCTTCAGCTGAAATGAACTTAATAGTTCTAGATAACGAAGAAAGCAGAAGAGCATCTTCTAACAGACTAAGAGTCTGAGTTGGCTGTGTAGCTTGTTCAAGCAACGGTTGCGCAAACTGAATATCATATGTAGATACAGTTCCGTCTTTATCAGCACCATCTATTGTATATGTTCCTAGCAACCCACCTAACGAAAAATGGATAACAGCTGCATTTGGAAGAATGAGCGTTTCATTCAATCGCTTGTCATCAATGTCCATTATATATCCTTTAGGTTCACCCTGTTGCCATAGATGTATAATAGTTTCAGGAGGTATCTTGTATGACGGTATGATGTCATAATCAGGTTCCGCTATCGTATTGTTATCAAGCACAATACCTTTCTTCGAGAAGGTATCACTAGATTCTTTATAGAGATAAGTTGTTGGAAGATATAAGTTACCAATAGTCGCTAACTCTAATATGTGCTCCCGTACATATTTGTTTATCTCCCAACGCTTAAACAAAGCGTTTACAACTTCTGCAACATCTGCATATTTATCTTCAGTTGCAGTTGCCCAAATAATATCACCTGTTGTATTTGGTGTAGTTGCATCTGTGGCAAAATAATCAAGTGCTGTGCTTATTTGAGAATCACGTGCAAGAGCACGCATTGTGTCAATCTGTGTTTGTATATCAGAAACACTAGTATTGCCTCGTATATCAGATACTTTGTACAACGAACCTGTTACAACATATCTGAGAAACGACATTGCTTTTTGTACTTTGCCGCCTCGAGGAACTAGCCGATTTAACCATCTGTTGGCCATTTAAGGATTCACCTCCATCATTTACCAAATATATTAAAGGTCCTGCTTAAGATCCGAATCAATATCAAATTTGTCAAAGAACTCTTGTTCTCTTATTACAGGAATACCTAACTGTCGAGCTTGCTGAATTATTCTAGCATCTACCTCTTCATTCAAATCGCCTACTACAACACATGTAGTCTTGTCACTGATAGCTACTGTAACATCTGCGGAGTAGCTTCTAAGTATCATTGCAATTTCAGTATTAGTTCCATGCGAAAATCTACCTGTCAAGCAAATAGAGTCGTTTCTCAATATAGGAAGTCCATTAAATTTTCTTTCGGAAACTACAATAGTAATATTACTGAAATGAAAACTAGAAATCAAATCAACAGTATTAGCCGGTTCAGATGCCCACATGACAAAATCAACAATGTCAGATTCTTGTATATGTAGCTGCTTAGAAATCAATTCAGGATGAACTAAATAATATTCAAGAGTAGTCACCGAATTATTGCACTCATTGCACAGCCGACGAATTGTATCTTCTGTGATAGAAAGATTCGCAGGTACAAAAGCTTCTATGAGCTTCGAAAATGTTGTTGATACCTTAGTATCTTGATATTCAGGATATGAAAATAAATCTAGCACAGAAAATAATGACTTAGTAGTGCGAACAATTTCTTTATATCTATCATAAGAAATTGTCGGAAGATCTAACACTTCTAGGAAATGAATAACTTCCGGATATCTATGAGAAACGCATTGTGGGTCGTCGCAAACAAATTGCCCGAAGGTAGGAACCGGTACTACTTTGTGACAGATCGGACACGTTATCATAGTAGGCTGAGAACCATACACATCAGTCAGTTTAATTTGTTGATCGTTCGTCATTTCTACATAAGAATGAACGACTCTAACTATCGTATCAAATCGGTTGTAAATCAGCAGGCTATTAGGCTGAATGTTAAATTTTACTACATCCACCCATGAGGTATCAAATATCTTTTCACCGCAGGTTATTTTACCTCTGAAAAATCCACCTATAGATTGATACATCTCAATGTTAGTTACAATCGTAGATTTGAGTTCTAATGACGGACACTTGAACTGATTTCCTCTAAATATCCAATAATGAGATGGAACGCTGAAAAGATATTTGCTATTTTGAACTGTTTGTAAATTAAATGTTGCTTCTGACGTAGCCGCCGATACTAGCGTAGCAGGAAGTAGCTCAAAGCCTGCCATCTTTAACCACTGACGAGCTGGATGACCTCCGCGGAACATTGTAGCATAACTAAATATATTACCAGCATAAAATTGAATATCATTTGAATTGTCCTTAATACATTGCTTTATGAGTGAATAACATGCATCAGGAATATCTCCAACACACTTTATATTTTCAGAAATACAGAACACACCTGTTATAAGAGTTGTTCCTTGTTTAACTGTAATATGAAGGGGCACTAACAGATGCTCACGAATAGCTGGTAAAATATCTACAGATATATCTTTACCAGTGTCTTCGTATCCTTCTGTAATACGATGCAATCTTCCTTCTTCGTCATACTGAAGAATAACAGGAAGGCCTGTGGGGACTACAGATACTAAATCGCCTGCGTTCAAAAGGTTTTTGACGTACATAATGATTACCTCATTTCTTTATATTTATTCAATATTTAATGTGCTAAAATTTTCGAATGTTTCCGAACATATTGTACTTACTATTATTTAGAGTATTAGATTTTGGTGTATTTACTGCAGATATTGCAGATACTACTGATTTAGGAGTTGTAGGAAGTACTTGTGTATTTAACATAGCATTCCACATCGCACCAATGAATGAGTCAGAAGCATCTTTACTTTCGCCTTCAACATGGTCAACTTTACCTGTTGAAGCATCTCGCTGCAAATGAGGCAACTCGCGTTCAAGTAGCTCGTTATGAAGCATCTCAACACGATCTTCAATCAAAATAGCCCTACCAGCAATATATCCGTCTGGAGTTCGGTCTAGTGATATTTTATCACAAGGAAAACCTTGTGCTTCAAGTAGCTGACCTAGATATTCACTTTGAAATTGGTCTCGACTGATACGTGATATGTTGAAATGTTGACGTCTCAACCAACAGATGAATCTCAGTATTTTATCATATGCAATTTTATCACCACGAGGTGCTTGAATTGCAACTGTGAATACATGAGCATAAACAGGAAGAGATATTTTCTTACCAGTTTCATCTGCAATATCTTTACGACCTACTATAGATACTCCAGAGATACCAGTTCGGTCTGTAGTAAGAGACAAGTCTAGATGTATGTACATAGGAGCTTTTCGGACAACATCAGGCGTAGCTTCCATATGATAAAATTCTTCTATGGAGAGCGAATCTTTTGTACCAATGGATATAATATCGGTATAAAACGGATTTCGTCTTGTATTTGTTATACACTTGTCCAGTACATCTTGTGTAATAAATGAAAATGTACCTGGAACAGAAATGCCAGCGATATCACGCAAAGCAATATCTATATCAGCTAAGAACCTTGTTTTGTTATCTTCAGGTACATCTAATATCTTGAATCCTTGAGCTTCAATATCTGCAAGACTTTGAGGATCTGTTTGATCATCAGGAACAACAAAGCTGCGAAGATGCTTTCCACCTAGAGCTAACTTGAATTTCTTATCTGAAGTATACTTAGACGCCGGCCAGACCTCCCACTGCGGCTTATCAAACACATACATGTGCTCGTTACCGGCTTCTTTTTGTGTAGCAATGTACTCTTCCATGAAGTCTGAATCGCTATTCTTAGAGCTGATAACATACAAGCGACCAAATACTTCACCATGTTTAACAAAAGTACCGGTTACACGAGCAACGAGTGTGTCATATTTTGCTTTCATGCGGACTTTTGCTTTATTGATATCTTTAATACCCGCTGCTGCAAAGTTACACTCATCAAAAACAACACAGTTATGCGCAACTAGCTGACTGGGTCCATTTACTACAATAAAATTATGATATGGTTCTGCATTTACAACATCGAATACTGGAATCTCGTGCTCATAATGACATCTAACTTTATTTGAAAGATAAATAGGTCCAGGATATGATGGATCTAGTATCTTAGATTCATACGTGATGTTTTGAAGCTCTTCATACGAACCATCATACAGCTGTATCTTGTGATCTGGTGTGCCTTCTATGTAAGTATAATTATTAAATTCTAGCTTCAATGTGTCTTTAACATATTTTGTTAAAACTACACGAGCATCTGAATACATCATACCAGTCCCTGACCATTGACAAACACGACACGGTCCAGTACACGATGCAATGCGTCGTATACCACGATCAGTTAGAATCTTCGTATCTCCTACTAAACAGAATGTTGCCTTACCTAATGCGTGCGATGCATCAGATCCATATTCAATGGTGATTAGACCACCGTCCGGAATATATGTAGGGACAGCCTCGCTGTCATTCATATGACCATGTTTAAGAAACCATGGACTATTCGCCATAAGAGAATTGAACTCTTTAAAAGCAACACCGCGAGCGAGTGTTTGTGTTATGTTGAAGAAAAAGATTGAAATGTTAGTGATTGATTTCAAGCCGAAATAAGATTGCGGATCACGTAAACACATTAACCAATAAAACATGTATGCAGCATCAGAAACAGCAGTACTAGTTTTACCTGTACGAGTAGCTCCCGTAAATACAATCTCAGTGTATTGGTT